GCCAAGACTCTGGTTTTTTGTTGATATAGATAGGCCGTGGTTGAATACATAGTTATTATTTAGCGATTTTAGAATTGGTAAATATCTCTGAATATGAACAACGATATCTTCTCAAAACTTGCAGACAAGTACCCTTTTATAACGTTGTGTGTCTATGCCTCCGCAGAATATGTTGGAATTATTCAAAACAAAGACGATGCAATTACCACAATTTACGATTTTGGTAGCATACAAGATATCGAATTGAAACGTCAATTTTTAGAGTTGGCCAATGTTTGGTGGTGGGAAAGCAATCGTAGTATTCCTATAAACATATTCCTAAAGTCAGAATGGGACCCATTTAAGGTCTATTTAAAAACCTTTGTAAACAAAGATTTGGAAATTGTTCACGGGCCTGCATGTAGTTTGGTTGACATGGCTCGTAAAAAGAGCAAACGCAAGAGTATTACTTTGGTTCGCAGGGTTGACTGAGCAAATTCATGTGTAAAGCAACCAAACAAGCATAGCTTATGGCATGACTTTTCTTGAACACAAATCCACGACTGCTGTCGCCATCCCACACTGATTCAAATACTTCTGACCAAGGTCGGCCCTGTAAATGAGCCTTGCCGGGACGAATAATGCTGATAAAAGCTGCCATTCTAGGAATTGAATCAGGACTCATTTGTTTCAATAGTTCTGTGTAATTGCCTATGTGTGCCAGTTGTCGTGCCCACTCAGCGTCTGTACATAGCCGACTCCATGGTGGATCTTGTGTCAGCATTTGAGTGTAATGTTCTGGATTTTTGACCAGATTGTACACACTCATATTGAGAAAATCTATTTTAAAATAGCCGCGTTGTTCAGCTGTTTCATAGTCTATTGCAGCACATTGATTCACCGGATCATAGGGAATGTCCGTGACATACACTCCAGAGTTGTGTCGTCTAACTTGTCCTTGATGCATTTGACGTGCCGAAGTGTGCGTAATCAGTTTTAAAACTGTTTCTCTATCGGCAAAGTCAAGATCAATGTCTGCGCTCATAATACAATTATAGCTATGATTGCAATGTAAGTCAAGTAGTGCAGAGTCTGATCCAGTCCAAACCAAACCCAATATCGATGATCGTTAATCCCAAGTCCACGACTTAGATTGGTTTTGGCCCAATCAATGTGATAATGAACCGCGGCATCTATCAAAGCAATTGTAACAGCATCTTCGGGTCTGACAAATCCTATGATTACAAAAAATGTCAGCAACCCATGTAACATGGCATGTGTGCATCCGCCCGATGCGCCGTAATAACCTTTGTCCCGAACCATGTATGGAAACTGCCAAAGAAAATCTGCCAAGAAATGTTTGATGCCAAACAATGCCAATAAAATGATTACGGTTTCCATTACCAACCTGCTTTCTTTAAAATGTCTCTAGCATATTCCTGGTCAGCCATGTAGTCTACAAACTTTTTTGACCAAACCTCACTGTCAATATAGGGCCAGACCATGGCCACTTGTGTGGCGTCCAAATCATTCAAAAATTTTAGACCCGATTCTGAATTGTACAACACCCAAGGACTGATACGTCCAGTGGTCACTGCATAGGCCATGGCGTTTGAATTGCCATATCGTAAACAATCGTGTGCCGGATGCCCAGACTTTTCTGCCCAGTCTATACTGAATTCTATGGCACGAGCCAGTGCATCTGATACGTTTTCTAACTTGAGATAATCCAACAGGTATTCTGTGTATATTGAATCCTTGCACCAGTAGTCAATTTTTTTGTTTTGTCGAATCAACCACTCAGTGAAGCGTGCTGGATTAATGGCCTTGATAGATACACAGTATCGACCAAATTTGACAAAGGCACGGTAAAAACTTGATTCTGCAAAATGCTCAAATGTCTTTAACTTGGCCGACCCTTGAGTTATTTCGTAAAATTTAATGTAGGCTTGAAATCCCAATTGCACACCGCGTTCATTTTGTTCTTGATGACGTCGTTTGGGCTCGCACACATGAACTGCCAATGTGTTCTCTCTAGAGAATTCTTTTTTACAAAAATTACAGATAAACATCACGAAATTTCTAATCTTTGCTGTATATAGTTTTTAAATAACAATTTCAGATCGGTACTGTAAAATCTGTTGTAGTTATATGTCAATAATTCTTGATTGGCATGATAGATATCCTGTACAGTGTCACTGTCCCAAGATTTCATACAATCAACTATGTTGTCAACTGCGGCAATTATAGAAGAATCATTGTTGTACTTGATTTCAAATCCCAATTTGGCCAGTGCGGCACTGGTTCCTGGATTTCCGAGCAACAACGGCATACAATAACTTCTTATGGTTTTCCAGGTTTTTTCGGTTATAAAAATTTGATTTTCGTCACAGGAACTTTCGCCTGTGATGTTAAAACAAGCATTGTAAGCAGGATGTTGATTGTGATAGTCCACCACAGTTGAATCGGTTTGAAAATCTATAGACCATTGGTCTCGGGCTCCCTCACTGAAATAAGGAACATCGAGCATGCAATCTTGAATGCTTCCAAGATAACGTTGGCAGTCTAAATCTATAAAATTAGTACCGGGAGAAGAATATGTTGCTCCGTTGATTGCGAAACAATCCTCGGGAGTAAGGTATGGTTTGGCCTGCTGATACATCCACAGCCTATGAAATCTTACCTGGTTGGACAAAAAACTAAATCTGTGTTTTTTATTTGTGGTTTGGTGATTGATAAATCTTGTTTCACGTTGTTGAATAAAAAATGTAGGGAAATAAATTTCCGTGGCATTAGAATCAAAGAATTGATTTAGGTCTCCGCTGAACAGATAAACTTGTTTGGGAAATTCTTGTGTCAAATCTACTAGATACTGCCTACAGTGCATTTTATCGTAGTCACTGAAAGGATTGCTATCAAAACACAATATTATATGACGACTATATGTGTCAATTGTGTTTTTTATATTTGTAAGATCTTGATCTCGATTCCAGGTTATAAAATTTTCTGGTACAAACAAATATTTACTGACATCATTGATGCCCAATGATTCAAAGTAAAACTCATTGTGCTTTCGAAAGTTTAAATTCATTTGTCGTTGCCATGTGCTCGAATGTATGCATCAAGTTCTTTTTTGGTAGTAATGGAGGTCATGACATCTAACTCATCGGCTTTCATGTTAGGGAACAACTCTGCCAGCTGTTTTTTGATTGCACTGGAACCAGCGGTGGTTTCTTTCTTTTTGGGAGCAATCCAATTATGCCTGTGTACACCCAAACCCGGACTCACTGCTGTGGCCATGAGCCATTGCAGTTTGGGATGACGACTCAACGCAAAGAAGTGGCGGTTGAGATAATGATTACAACTCTGTACATAATACTCTTGCAATTCACGGCTGCCTTGTATGCTGGACCCCCAGCGAATCATTAAGAAAGTGCTGAATTTTTTACGTTCATCGTCGGTTAAGTTGTCGTAGAAAGTTCGATCTTTGCGATCAAATACTGCCATTTCGTTTTGAATGTTTAGTTTATCACTCATCTTTGCTCAGTTCGTATATAATTCTAACACGGTCAAGTGCTTCTTGCAGTGCAGGATTGGTGTGTGCTGCTTGATGAATTTTTGGCCACAGTTGATGTTCTGCTATGTGATCCCTCAGTGGGCGTCCATCTGGAGTACGGGAATCATAATCATAGCCAATTTCTTTACGAGTGGAAGGGTCAGCTCCCACTTCACGTGCATACACAATTCCATTGGCTCGTTCGTACACATAGGTTGCACCTGGTTTTAATGATCCCATGTCTACCATGCCTTGTTGTAGTCCACAATTTCACAGTTGCGGCTGATGTCTTTGACAAAATACACGCACTCTGGTTGATTGCTGTCGTCCAAAGGAACACACAGCATCTGTCCATTCTTTAACTTGGGAGCATACCATGCCACTTCTTGATACACGTCTACAATTTCAATGTCCGGAAAGCTGGGTCTAAAACTGCTGAGTGGATTGAACTGAAATGCTTTGAATCCACGATCGTTGATTGATGTCAGCGGTAACACTTCTAAATCACCTAGGTCTGGTTCTCCAATGAGAATTTGCCAATCTACCGGCATTTTAATTTTTTTATCGCCAATGCGTAATACCAAAGCCGGAGCATTAAAACTTTCCAAAAAGATCAATGGAATGTAATGATAATCAGGATCCTTTGGATCACTGTTGTCTAATATAGCAAATCGCATGTCATCTACTTCTTCTGGCAAGTGATCAAGATCGAATGGTTGGTTGTCTAGGGTTAATATTCTCATAGTATAATAATATAGGATTTAACTGCAAAAGTCAAGATTATTTTATCTTCATCCATTCTAATTTTTCTTGTGTAAAAGGATACTTGGCTTCTTTGTAGAATTGTTTTCGTTTGGTCAAATGGCGTTTGGCAAACTTGCAAGTGGATGTCAGGTCCCAAATTTGTACAAAGTCTTTGTCCTCGGCTTTGCGAATACCTCTTCCTATGCTTTGTATTACCCGAACAAAGCTCTTGCCAGGCTCCACAAGCACCAAGTTAAATATGCGAGGAATATTAATACCAACGGCAGCCACTCCGTATGTTGCCACAATGATTTTGTCATTGACATCAGCCACTTCATCA